CGCCAGCTCATCCGGAACTACTTCATCTGCATCGACCAGATGCTACAGAGGACCGAGGCGGAACGCCTCCGCAAGAACGCGAACAACAGGGACCATAAGTATGACAACGATTTGCCGTACACCTGGCCCAATCTCGATTTGCCCGAGCTTGCCCAGGACCTTGCCCATTACGCCCGCGTTGGCCTTGACATGATCGAGGACAACACCCTGTTTCCCATCCCGTTCAAGAACAACAAGGGGAACCAGTACACCATCACGCTGATGGAGGGCTACAACGGCATCCGCTACCAGGCGGAAAAGTACGCCCTGGACCCCTTCCGCAGCGTAACCGTCGAGGTCATCTTCGAGAACGACGAATTCCGCCCTATCAAGAAGGACAGCAAAAACCCGGTTGAGGGCTACGAATTCAACATCCCGCAGCCGTTCAACCGCGGCGAGCCCATCGGCGTGTTCGGCTACATCGAATTTGACGACCCGGCTAAAAACAAGCTGCTCATCTATTCCAAGGATGACGTTCTCAAACGCAAGCCGCGGTACGCTTCCCCCGAGTTCTGGGGCGGCAAGAAGAAGGTGTACGAGAACGGGAAACCGGTCGAAGTCGAAATCGAGGGCTGGGTGCCGGAAATGTACGAGAAGACAATGAAACGCGCCATCTACGGCAGCAAGATGATTCCGCGTGACCCCGCGAAAATCGACGAGAGCTACCAGTTCATCAGGCGGCGAGAAGCCCAGTACACCGAGATTGCCATCGAGGCCGAGGTGCTGGAAAAGGGGAACCGGGAACCGCTTACACTCCCAGAGCCAGAGCCGGACAGCGCCCCGGCAGAATTGCCAGAGGCCCCGGCACCGGAAGCGCCCCCGGCACCGGCACCGGATGAACCGCCCGCTGACCATCTTTCCGGCATCCAGGAAGCCGTCGACACCGACGAGGTCCCGTTCTGATGGATCTTCAAGTAATAGCGACCGGCTCCGCCGGGAACTGTTACGTTCTGCGTGCAGGGGGAGCACACGGTCAATCGCTCCTCCTGGACGCGGGCATTTCCCCGGAACAAATCGCCGTCGCGACACAGGACTGGGACAGGATCGCCGGATGCCTTGTTACCCACGAGCACCAGGACCACGCCAAGAGCGCTATCGAGATCGCCCGGCGCGGCATCCGAACCTACGCCACCCAGGGAACCATCGACACCATCCGGGAACGCCAGCGGCACAGCGACGAATACGTCCAATTGCGCAGCGCAAGATACCGCCAGGCTTTTCCCATCGGAGATTTTACCGTCACAGCTTTTCCCGTCGAACACGACGCGGCGGAGCCCTGCGGCTGGTTGATACGGTACGACCCGACCGGCGAAACAGTAGTCTACGCCACCGACACATATTACCTACGACACACTTTCCCCGGCGTGCATTATTGGATTGTTGAGTGCAACTACACAGAATCCATCCTGCAGCGCCAGCTTGAAGAGGGCGACCTTGACGGCAAGCTGCGAACCCGGCTTTTGACAAGCCACATGAGCCTGCGACGGCTATGCGACGCCTTGGAAGCAAACGACCTGACAGAGCTCCGAGCAATCGTTCTCGTTCATTTGAGCGACGCGAGAAGCGATGAAAGGATCATGGTTGAAACCATCAAAGATGTTACAGGCACCGAGGACGTATGGGCGGCGGAAGCCGGGGAAACATATCAGTTGCGATTGACCCCGTTTTAAGAATTACCGCATTATTCCGGGAGCGATGCAATCCCGGACTAAGGGAGAGAAGAAGATGCCAAACAGAATACTGAAAGAAAGCATCAACGAAAGCCGCGGATTGTCTCAATGTTCTTTCGTTGTTCAGGATTTCTATAAAAGGCTTATCACATATGCTGACGATTACGGGAGATTTAATGCGGATGAAGAAATAATGCGAGCGAGACTGTATCCGCGTGAGATCGATGTTGTCAGCGTGGAGGACATACAGGAATGGCTCATCGAATTGGCGGGCATCGGGAAAATTGCTTTTTTCACAGCCAAGCCGAGGAAAGAGATTTACGGATGTTTCCCAAACTGGAGCGAACATCAGAGGGTCAGGGATAGCAGAAAAAAGATGCCAGACCCCGAGGACACATCGGTCAATGACTGGTATTTGCGGCGCTTTATCCCGATTGACATGAAGGCAAAAATCCTTGAGCGAGATAAGTTCAAGTGTACTGTCTGCGGCAAATTATTGACCTCATGCACGGATGCAAAGAGAATCGTGAAACTGGGTGGGAACCTATTCCACATCGACCACGTTGTGCCTGTCCAGCAAGGGGGCCGGGCAACTTTTGAAAATCTAAGGCTAACCTGTCCCGATTGCAACCTGGAAAGACAGAGATACTTCACGGCGCAGGAAATCCTTGAAATCACAACAGGCGGCAGCGATCTGCCGCAACCCGCAGCGCACAACGACAACCCGCCGCAGTCCGCGGCAGACAACGAGGAACAACAGCAACCAGCGGCAGATCATGAAGAACAACCACAACCTGCGGCAAACTGCGACGAACCGCTGCAAACCGATACAACCCGCGGCAATCCGCCGCAACTCGCCGCAACTCGCCGCAACCCGCGGCAACTCGCCGCAACCCGCGGCAAGTCGCCGCCTGAATCCGAATCCGAATCCAATCCGAATCCAATCCAATCCGAAGCCGAAGCCAATCCACGCGCGCGCGCGCGCACGCGCGAGGACAGCGGCGGCGGCGACGATCCACCGGATGACGGGAGTGACTTTGTGGCATACCTCTCGAACAACATTCTTCCCATGTCCTCCGGGAACATGGAGGCCCTTCGCGAGCTGATGGAGGACGGCATCACCCCGGAGCTCGTCCGGGCGGCGGTGGATATCGCCACCGGGAACGGGGTTAGAACCTGGGCATACGTGCAGAGCATTTTGAATAGCTGGATCGTGGCTGGGGTGAAGACCGTGGCAGAGGCGAAGCGGGAGCATGAGCGACGGAAGGGCAAGGGCAGGCGCGGGGCCAGGGACGCGCCAACAAGCAGGGATCCCCCGCCAATCATGAACGAAACGGCAGCCGGGTTCATGGCCCTGGCGGAGAAGTACGCGCGGGAGGAGGCGATGGAACGTGACCAAGAGCGAGATGGCGGCGCTGCTGACGGTCATTTCAGTGGCTTACCCTGGTTCAAGAGTTCGAGCGGATGAAACGACCATCGGCGTCTGGCATGACGCGCTGCAGGACTTGACGGCGGCAGAAGCCACCCTGGCGGTGAAGGCCCTGGTGAATACGCTGAAATTCCCGCCGAGTATCGCGGACGTGCGCGAGGCCGTGGTCAACCAACGGCAGCTTGCCCGATGCGAAAAGAGCGCCGGCGAGGCGTGGGAGCTGGTGACCAGGGCGCTGTCGAAGCATGGCTATTACCACCCGAGCAAGGCCCGGGAGGAGCTGGGGGAAGCCATCTGGGGTATCGTCCAGCAGTGCGGCGGCTGGCGCGCTTTGTGCGGATCGGAAAAGCTGGAGGTCTTCAGCGCACAGTTTGAGCGGCGTTACAAGGACGCGAAAGAAAGGGAGGCCTACGCCGAGAAGGTGCCCATACGGGTGCAGAACGACTTCAAGGCGCTGACGGACCGCATGGTGCGGCAGCTGCCCGGAGAGGAGGGGCTGATATGAGCGAGGCGATCATAGCTTGGGAGCGCAGCATGGGTATCCGGCGCTGGAAGGACGCGAAAGGAGTTGTTTATGTCAGCAGCATGAACTGGGACCTGACCGACGAGCTGATGGATGCGGAGCGACGCGCCCGGAGGGCGTGGGAGATCGAGCAAGAACGCCTGGCGTCCCTGGCAGCGAGGGCGGCGAAGGAAGGAGGGAGAGCATGAGAGCCAGCTTCACCGTTGACGGCCCCCCGGTCGGCAAGGGCCGGTCAAGAAGCCGGATCGCAACGACGAAGGATGGGCATCAGTTTACTACGCATTACACCCCGGCGAAAACCCGACGCTATGAGCAAATCGTAAGGCTGGAGTTTGAGCGACAATGCCCCGGGGTACGCTTCCCGGACGACCGGGCGCTGGCCATGACGGTGAAAATCTACAAGCCCATCCCCGCCAGCATGACAAAAAAGAACCGGGCAAGGGTGGAAGCGAAGGAGCTGCGCCCCGGAAAGAAGCCGGACATCTCGAACATCATCAAGTCCATCGAGGACGGGCTGAACGGTGTAGCGTACAAGGACGACAGCCAGATCGTGGCGAGGAACGACGAGGCATGGTACGACGAACGCCCCCGCGTTGAGGTGGAAATCAGCGTGGTAGGGTACAGGGTGTGACGAACGAAAAGGAGGGGGAAACACATATGACTTTTGACGAGTACCAAGAGCTTGCAGCGCGGACAATCAACCCGACCCTCAGCGAATCAGAACGGATTCACCACGCCTTGTACGGGCTAACAGCCGAAGTGGGCGAAATAACCAGCCTCTTCCAGAAGCATCTTCAAGGTCACCCGTTTGTAGTTGACTACCTCGCAAAAGAAATCGGGGATGTTCTCTGGATGGTCGCGGAACTTTGCACGTCGTTTGACCTCGACATGGACGAAGTCGCGGAGGCAAACATCGAGAAATTGAAAAAGCGTTACCCAAATGGATTTGACCCAGAAAGGTCACTGAACAGAGACGAATAGGAGGAATGACCAATGAAAATTAAGAGAATTATCAACCAACACCGGAGGGACTTCGACGCCGAGTATGAGTGCGAGCACTGTGGGCACATCGAAGTTGGCTATGGGTACGACGATGCGAATTTCCACAACAACGCAATCCCCAAGATGAAGTGCGAAAAGTGCGGAAAGACAGCCGGAGACGACTACAGGCCGCTGGCCACCAAGTATCCGGAATGGATGCAGGTTTGAGAAAGCCGACAAGGAGGAACGACCATGATGGATGGCTGTAGGAAGGAGGAACGATCATGTACCGCCTGCACATCGACGACCACCGCCACGGCAGGATGTGGAGGCGGTACATGATCGTTCCTCC